TTAGAGTCAAAGGACATATCCAGACCTCTTCATGATGTAGATCCAGAAAGTGTAGATGACCTTGTAGCTGAAGCCATATCCCCTTTCCACGACTCCGAAGATTGCAATCTCTGGGGGGAGAGTTATGGTTCTCCTCACCAATGCTCAGATGACGACGCATTGGCTTCTGGACGCGTCATGGAGGAGCATAACGTGCCACTTACTGAGTTGGCGCTTACGACTACTTCTGAAGCTCAGAGGTGCTCAGCTCTGGATCTTTTCAAGTGACGGATACAGCATACTCAGCTCTGTGTAGCGGAAGAAGGCGTTCTCGTCTTCGGCGTACTCCTTTACTTGCGTGTCTCCCTCCCTAGATCCTGTGATGTTAAGAAAACCGAAATGACAGGAATCGGTGTGTGGAAGTGATAATTCTCTGCCAAGGTCCATTAAAGCCACGCTTCATAGCTTATTACAGTTTCTACAAGGATGGCTGGACAACATCAATCTGTGATCAAGTTGAGCTCTGGCCGGAAGGGATTAATCAGACCAAAGACGCCTGCCAGCCAGGTCTTAGAGGCAACAAAGACCTTGCGAGAGACGTCAATTTCCACGCTGGCGGAGTGTAACCGACGAGGCCAGAATCTTGGTCAGATAACAGGAATGTGCCAGGTAATGCGTGCTGTGGCACAAGTTGTCCAAGGTGAGGATGTTGATCAAGTATATCTTGATGCCAATGTACCTCCGAAAATTCACCCCCATTCACAGGGAGGAACCGATGATGCAACCACGTACATTAGGGACACACTCTCTCAATGCAGGAAAGCTCTATCGTCTCTATACCTGGAGAATAAGATTCTTAATTCTCGGATGGTAGCTATTGAGGCTGAGTTGGTTGGGACTGGGGTTTTGCTTCCAGAGGAGACAGGGCACACTGATCCAACCCCTTTCTCCATGGACGACATGAACAAGCTTTTTGCTGACCTTAATGCTACCAGCTAGCAATCCTACACAGATCCAGGTGAGTCAGATTGTGCAGGGTAGGTTCCGACCTTACTCTCTTGGAAAAGGGGTTTTCTTTCTTTCTGAGGGGTCCTCTTAATGCAAAACCATGATTGATGAACTTATTACGACAATTAACAAAACCTAGTTAGCTACCCTTAAAGAGAATCAACCTCAGTCATGGGTAAGAGAAGCTTCATCAATACTTACCTCAATTCGCCAATAATCATCAACCGAAGGGACAGGTTCTATTTGAGGCTGCTGGAGACAAGGGCTGGGATTTCAGTAGACGCTCATGAGTACAGAGGGGAATTCCATACCATTAAACGCTTCCTAACAGGGGCTGGAGCCAGAGAGATTGAGTGCTTGGACCCCTCAGAATATCCCATGGTAAGGACCTTCTTCTCAGAAACTACTGGGTCACAAGCTGCCAAGGATGCAACAGCAGTTGCTGTATCCCTCAGCTCTCATGCATCAGCTGGTCTTTCCAGATGGGGCCTACCTTGGGGCATTGGGTATTTCCCTCCAGACTTCTCAGATCTCACAAAGGGTCTGATTCCCTTCCTCTCTGTGGCGATTGAGATAGAGAAGGTCGTTAACGATCTGGCTACATCCCGATCTAAAGGAGATCTAGGAGTCAGGGAGGTGCAGCTATCCCGGTCAACCGTGATCTCTGATTCCTTCGTCTCCTTGATTGTTCCAAAGTACCACAATGTGTCCTATTTAGTCTCTTATGACCAATTATTGATGCTCAAGGATATGTACAGGGTTCAGTTCAACACCCTCATTGCGGCACGAGTGGTGTATCGTAGCCCTACCCTGGAGTCTTCCATAGTGGAGATCATCAAGTGGTTTGAGCAGTGCATTGTCAGGTATAGGAACAGAGGCTACGGAGTAGGCAAACAGGTTGAATCCCTCGCAAAAACCAATATAAGCCGTGTAGCTGGAAGAATGGACTGTGATGGAGATTCCCACAGAGACCTTTTGGAGGTGGTTCGGAATAAAGAAAGGTCTTTAGGAGGAAGGGCACCCTTTCAGGCAGATCTTCTAGAGTCCATACTCAAGAGGGAGCACTCGGTTCCCGAAGCAGTTGAGCTGTTTGGTCTTCAGAAGATCTGTGGTCACCCCCTCATTGATCCTTCTGCAGGAGGGGAATCAGTGCGTGAAGAAGCACGAGCCATTGATCCGAGAAACTACAGACATGTTCAGGACCTCCGTAATAGTTTCTGCAGGCTATATGTTGAAGGATACCTCTCAAACAAGAAGGAGTGGCCTCCACTCAGTGCCGAGGAGGATGGAGCCCGAACAGAGCTGTGGAGGCTATACAGCCTCAATGAGACCAATCTCAAGTCTCACCCATATCCTCTTACCGACTGGGATCACATTACTTTCAAGAAGCATCTGGAGTTTGATTATTACCCTAACTACTTGGACGTTATGGATGATAAAACCTTGTCTTTCTACAGGTCAGACTGCAACTGCACCTGGGACAGAAGTGTCAAGCCAAAGAGCAGCAAGCGTCTGCTGATTGAGATGTTGAGAAGGGGCGACACGGATCTTCGGGAGATCATTGAGCAAGTGAGACATGGCGATATTCCCTTCGACTGGCTCATTGTATCCTTGTATCCGAAGGAAAGGGAATTCAAGGAGGCAGCAAGGATGTTCGGGATGATGGTGTACGAAATGCGAGCTTACTTTGCTGTTACTGAAGCCAACCTAGCAGAGTATGTGTTCCCACATATCCCTCCGCAGACCATGACTCTAGGCAGACTAGAGATCCTAGAGCTCTTCCATGAAGTCACTCAACCCACCGGCTTATCAGAATACATCAGGCTATTCCTCGAAGTCGATCTTACTCGATGGAACCTCCACTGGCATCCGGAAGTAGTTGATCCAGTAGGATATACATTGGAGGACATGTTTGGCTTACCTGGGGCCTTCACAGTGATCCATCATTTCTTCCGGAAGTGTGTCATGCTTGTAAGAACAAGCGAATGTGAGCCACCCCATGTGTCTCTTGCAACAACCCCTGAGACATCAGCTTACTGCCCTGAGAGCTCCCTCATGTGGTTCAATCATGAGGTTGGGATAGAGGGACTATTTCAGAAAGGGTGGACACTCTGCACGTACCCCATGATGGACATAGCTCTGAGATCATTTGGCCTCAGATACTACCAGATAGGACAAGCTGATAACCAGACAGTGATGGCTTTTGTCAAGGTGCCTGGTTCCTGTGACCCTGATGAGTTTGTTCGGAGCCTTACAGCAGACATCAAAGCATCTATCCAGGAGAGTTGCTCCAGGGTAGGACAGCTGGTCAAGACGGATGAGACATTGTCTTCCACGTCAGTGATCACCTACAGCAAGAATGTCTACATTGACGGAGTTGAATACTTTACCTCCTGTAAAGCATTCAGCAGGATGATGCCCCATAGCAGTGCAGACTTCCCAAGCGTGTCAGCTTCTGTTGGAGCATTATCTAGTCAAGCACAGGCAGGAGCTGAGAGCCTCAAGCTCCCAACTCTAGGATATTTCTTATACTGTTTCCATGCTGCTCTTTACTTCACATGTCTCAAAAACACAAAGCCAGTGGAGGCATCCATTGTGACTCCCCGCACAATAGCAGAGATGGATTTCAACATGATATGGGCTCTTCTCGTCTTCCCTGGCAGCCTGGGAGGGTTGGAAACTTCCACTGTAACAAGCTTCCTATACAAGGGAGGTGCGGATCCCCTCTCAAAGGACTATGCTCATCTGATGCTAATGCAGGGTCGATCCCCCCTGGTCAGGAGGTGGATATTTGCCTTGCATTCAGGAGAATGGATGGAGAGGGCCCCCTCTCGAGAAGCGCTTTTCACGGACCCTTATGCTCTTCCTCTCACTCGAGGTTCTAGTCCCATCCAGGCAGTGGAACGTATAAGTAGAGAATCAGTATACACCCTCTCATGCAACCAAGATATCAAAGATCTGATGGCAGCGGATGTCTCTGCATACAAGAAGGACCTTGTTCGGTCACTAGAGACTATGTCTCCACTCAATCCCATCATAGCATCTGACATCTTGGGATGGTCAGTGGTCGGGGCATCCCAGACCATTGGGAAGATGTTCACAGCTACACGAACGATTCAGGACCTAATCTCCAAAGATGATGAGGTCGACCCCGTGGGCCTGATTCTTGCTTCTGGTTTATCACATCTAATGGAGACAGTGAGGAAAATCAGAAGTCTGCCTTACATTGAAAGGCGAGTGTTGGATATTTATCGTGACATCGAGCGCCTAAGAAGCTTTTGGGTAAAGGAAACTGAAATCAACCTGGTAGGAGTCACAGCATACACACCATGGGATCAGAAGGTTGATGTGTCATTGCTCCCTCCCGCCCATCAGGGAGTGCGAGGGGTTCTCAGTAATAATATCGGAAAGGATGCCAGCTGGAGAAGAGGACCACATACCCCTTATCTCGGCCGCCAGACACGGGAACATAGGAGTTCTCATGGTTATAGAATTGTAACTTCCACTGCTCCATCCAGGGCCATCAAAAGACTGAGTGACATAATGATGCAACCAGGGGTTGACTCATCTCTCAAACAGATGATTCAGCACGTTGCTTTCACGAGAGGGGACATTGACCTCCTCAAAACAACTCCCTATCTAGGGAGTTACTACGGTGGGGAGATAGCACATCGGTATTCCTCAAGGCTCGGGGTGCGGTCTGCTAATGGTCTTGGGTCTATGTCAATCGCTAGCAATGCTTTGATATCCACTAATTCTGCTGCTCCTCTCTCAGGTGGCGAGGATGATTATCCACGAATGGTCCAAGAAGACATGGTCGCATGCATAGGGGTCTTACAGATATCGTCACATTGCTCAGACCTCCAAAACTTTGTGACCATATGCTATGATGAAAAACAACTCATTCAATTGCCTGACTCGTTCTTGTATTGCTCCTTCCTGTCCATCCCAAAACCCCTGGTTCTCGCTACTAACAAGCTAGTCTATGACCCAGTAGTGGCCCTAGAGCTTACAGCTGGTCTGACTCCTTCTGCACTATGCCGGCCTATAGCGTGCTCTCCTCGGAGTGCATTTCTTGTTCCTTATGCAACTAGAAGACTCTTCTCCCGTGCTCTGGACGTTGGACATGCAGCTCTTGCTCTCGCTGATCACTCAGGATCCAATCTGCGAGTCATTATAGGCCTTCCAGAGCTCCGTGGGATTACACTGTCTCATTGCATTAGCTTGGCTAGTCTAGAAATTGCCAGTGCTTCAATCAAGGGAGTATTCCTTAAAAACTTAGGTAACCCTCGTTGGTCCCTACTGCCTGCAATTGTGGCAATGTCCTCAGCCTTTGCTTCCAAGATTGCCTTATTAGCAAAGAGTCCATATATGGCAGAAGATCCTCTTGTTGCACGTTATGGAGGGGCGGGGGATCCAGGGTATGTACCAACTAGTCTCACACTTCAATCTCGGATCTCCTCGGAAATGTCGTCTCTTTCTTCACGATTGCTCCTTGACCTGCAGAGCGAGTTGTACACTGGGAAAATCATATTGTTCCAAGATGAGCATGCAGGAAGCACAAGCCGTGCTCTCGTTCGGTTCTTCTCAACTGCTGTTTGGAGAAGTGTCCAGATCGGAGAGATAACTAGGGAACATGGCTTTTCTCTTGTTAAGCATCATGTGCGATCCTGCACCATGTACCAGTTGAGAGAAGAAGATAAACTAGGCGCTTTATATCTCCTGTTCCATAAAATACACTCATGGTCAGCTGAACACGGATGCCCTCTTCTGACAGACGCTTGCAGGAGCATAATTCAGGGCAAGGCAGTATTTAGTGTTACTATCCCGGCCTCAGAGGCAATCAGGCTGGCACGGTCAATGACAGTCGTCTCCAGTGAGCTCGGTCGTCTTGGTCTCCCAACCATGTTGATAGATTGTCCACAGCCTCATCTAGATAAAAACCTAACCCCACTGCTTAAAGATGTTCTCTTTGACTCCCCTGAGTGGAGGCTCAAGAGCAACAGCTTGGACAGTGATTTCTTTAGCATCAAGAGGCTGAGTGGTCGAATCTTTGGAGTCAATGGTACAGTGGCTTACTCATACTATCCCCTAAGATCACTCTTCCACAATCGTCTTGTCCTCATCGTTGGGTCAGGACTAGGAGCTGCTGCCTACATTGCTCTGGAGTCAGGAAGTGTCGGAGTATATGGCCTTGATCTGACTAGAGATCTAGTAGATGGTTATGGCTTGGATATGCCTCCTTGCCCCTCAGTTGTAAGGAGAAGTAAGAACTGGAAGTTGTTCACGAGAATAATGGGTGGCCCACTTGGAGGGGGAGATCTTAATCATCTTGAAACCCAGACATTGCTGAGAAGAACCCTTGGGCCAGGAGCTCTAGTGGTGCTGGACATCAAGCTCTTTACCGGGTGGGACTTAGTTGCGGCAGTTAACTCCATAGTCAATATATGGGGAACAGTGGAGGTCTTGGTAAGATGGATTTCGAGCTTGGACAAAGCCAAGTACATCGTGGCTTTGTGCCACTTGTCGTTCATAGGCTGTCAGTCTTATTTGATATCCTCCTCAGACAACATGTGTGAGCTGATCGTGCATGCCACTGTAACAACCCCCGTGGAGTGGAGGTCAGGTGATTCAAAGTTGGTGCACATCCCTGAAACCAATATTGTTCCTTTCCCGAGACTTGAGCAAACATCATTGGACCGACAAGATCTCACCACTGCACTTGTTGGCCCTATTCAGCTATTGACAACGACCAACCAACTCGACGTTGCAGCTCGTATGGCACAGTTGCTCAGGGACTCAACCGGGCCCTTGGATCATCGCTTCACATATGCTCAATGGTCCTCCATCCTGACAGGCATCCTCTGTAGCTCAATCTTGGAGTCTGGAAACCCCCATGCTTCCCTCCTAGATGTCATCAGAAAGGACGTAATAGAGATTATCCATGGAGAGAGGGTACTCACCATAAGCCTCAACAAGGAGAGGAGGAAAGTCCTCACCAAGCAGCTTCCACGCCTCCTTGCTCCCTACCCAAGTCCTCCGTGAGTCACTCAGGCGTCCAATCCTCACTACTCCAATCAATCACCAACCCCACCACACTCAATAGTGAAATTCATGATTCTAACCAGGCACTAGAAGCAACCCTCTACAGAAATGACCAATCCATATTAAGAAACCTGCATGCAGCTCCTAACAGGAAAGCAAATCAGACTGCAGAATTGCCTGCTAGACACCAAGGGAAAGCTTGAACCTACTTCTGCCGACCCCAAAAAGGGACCGGAAGAAGCACAGAGAAGCAAAGGAATGGTCGACGAGAGAGGGGCTCTCG